CAGGGCCGCCGCCGGGTCCGTCGCGGTCGGCTCATTCGTCAGGTCCACCTCGACCTCGACCGGGGCGGCCGGGATTGAGAACCCCAGGGCCGCGTACTCGGCCTTCGGCGGCTTGCGGTTCAGAGCCGCGGTGCCGTTCAGCCGGGCCGTGGCGTCCCACCAGTTCTCGGTGAGCTCGTCGTGCAGGCGCCGGGCGGTGGTCAGGATTTCGTCGCTGTCCGAGCCCTCGCGGACTTCCAGGTTCCGGCAGACCCACGGGGCCACGATCGCCTTGCGCACCTCGTTCACCGCGCCGGTCAGGGTCCGCGCCCGGCCGATGGCCTGCGCGATCTCCTCGTCGGTGCTCGTCTCCAGCACCACGTCCCAGCCGGCCTCGACGAAGTGGATCGAGTGGTCCTTCACGAAGACGACCTTGGTCATCATGGCCGGGGTGATCTTCGCTTCGAGTTCCGTCGCTGTGGTCATTTCCTGCTCCTCGCTTATCGGTTCGGGACCCTCTGTCCCTCCCCTTCCTTGTAATACGAGTGTACTGCCTCCGAGGCCAGCGCGCAAGCCCCGCTTGACAATTTTTTCGAGTCTATTACCCTGGCCTGCGCGGACGTATGGTGGGCATCGTCGGACGCGAGGGGCCTCCAAGGCGCGGCCGGTGCAAATCGTTGAGAGCGACCAGCGCGGTGTTGCGGCTGTTGGGCATCGGCGCGTGCAGCGAGCGATGGCCGGGCACCGAGATGCTGCCGCCCTGGAGGTCGCGCAGGAAAGACAGGGCCTGGGTCGTCGTGTCCACCTGGTCGTCGGCGGCGTCGTTCGGGAAGTTGCGCAGCTCGGACAGGTAGTCGCCCACCCACTCGTTGCCCGGGTCCGAGGGGTGCGGCAGGTAGACATTGCCGCTCTCGATCTCGGGCGTGACCGCGTGCGCGCGGGCCACCTTGGAGATCGTCGGGTTGATCGGCTTGAGGCCCGAGATCCGGCCCTGGAGCACGTCCATGATCGCGGTGCCGTTGGCCCGGTCCTCGATCAGCCGGGTGTGCACCAGGTGTCCGCACGGGCTGATGGCCGGGTCGTCGTTGATCGCCCACCGGCCCATCGCGGCCAGGGACATCGTGAACGTCCACCGACCTCGCTGCTGGCTGATCAGGTACCGGTTCGCGCCGTCTCGCACCCAGCGCTGGCCCACCACCCAGCCGCCCGTGCCGGTGTCGACGGACTTGAAGCTCATGTCCCACGAGTCGCACCACTTGCCCGCGGTGAGGCTGCTCGGGTCCAGCCAGACCACGCGTCCGTCCTCGGTGGCCCGGCGCTCGTCCATCGTCCAGAAGCGCCACCAGCCAGAGTCGAACACGGCGCCCTTGGCCGGGGCCGGCCGCTGCTGGTACATGGCCGAGAACGTGTAGGTGCCGACGTTCTCCTTGGTCTCCTCGAAGCGGAGCAGCGCCTCCTCGCGAGTCTCATTCGGGATGATCGGGCTGTAGAGCGGGTCGCCCTCATTGCGCCCGAGGGCGTCGTCCTCCTCGGCGAGGGCCGGGACCGAGATCCGCTCCCAGCGCTTCGGGTCGCCCTCCCACTCATCGGACAGCAGGCGGCCGATCATGTCGTCCTCGTGCCACCGCGTGGCGACCACCAGGACCAGGTAGGGCGGCTCCAGGCGGGTCTGGGCGACCGAGAGCCACCAGTTCCACAGGTTGTTGCGCATGGCCGTGCTGTGGGCCTCTACGAAGTCGCGGATGGGGTCGTCGATGATCATGACCCGCGCGCCTCGGCCGGTGATGCCCGAGCGCACCGAGCGGGCCAGCAGGCCGCCGCCCTCGATCGTCTCCCACTCGTCGACCTTGCCGCCGTCGCGGGCCAGGCTGATACCGAGGGACGGGTTCTCCTCGATCCGGCTGCGCACGCCCTTGGCCCACGAGACGGTCAGGGACGACTCGTGGCTGGAGGACAGGATCTTCCACTCCGGGTGCCGGCGCAGGATGTAGACCGGCGTGTTCACCGACAGCAGCTCGGACTTGCCGTGGCGCGGCGGCATCGAGATGGCGAGCTGGCGGTTCTTGCCGCGCTCGACGTCGCGCACCGCCTTGGCGATACGGCGCGACAGGTAGGTCAGGTGAGGCCTGGAGGCCGTGCCCGAGTCGATCTCGATGGCCTGCTCCAGCGGGCCGGCCGGGAACCCGACCCCGAAGCGGATGCGGTAGTCGCGGGTGACCTTGGCGATCTGGGACGTGACGATCCGCACCTCGGCGTCGGTGCGAGCGCGGGCGGCCATCTCCTGGAGCCGGGCGAGCAGCGCCTCGATCTCCTCGCGGGAGCGCTCAGCGGCCATCGTCATCATCCTCATCCCGGTCGCCCTCGGTCAGGGCCTCGGCGACCACCTCGCCCATCACGATCGACTGGAGCTCGTTCAGGGCCTGCTGCATCTCCAGCCGCACGTTGGCCGCGATGGCGATGCGCTTGGGCTCGTCCAGCCCGTTCATCCGGCGCCGGGCCTGGCTGATCTGGAGCACGTCCTGCACGGCGTTGTGGTCGCCCTTGAGCGCATCGGTCCAGCGCGCCGCGAACAGGCGGTCGAGCCGAAGGTTCTCCAGCTCGCGCATGTCCTCGGCCCGGCGGTTGACGGCCCGGCCGACCTGCGCCTCGACCATCAGCCGCACGGCCACCTCGTCGGCCTTGATCCGCTCGGCGATCTGCGGGTACGTCAGCCCGGCCATGCGAAGGGCCAGCGCTTCGATCGCCTGGCCGTCTTCCACGCGCTCTGCCACCTCTCGCTGAGTGAACGGCTCGGGGCCGCGCCGGATGGGCGTGACGGTGCCCCGCAGCTCGTCGGCGCGAGCGGCGGCTGCCGTCAGCAGATCACGCGGTTTCGCCATACGCCAGCAGGTCCAGGTCTTCCTGAGTCAGGCCGGGCAGCGAGCGGGTCCGGACGGCGAAGGTGTGGAAGCAGGCCGGGCACACAACGTCGGTCGTGTGCGTGGCCGCCGGGTCGGCCTCGGTGACGCGCCTCACCTTCTCCTGCGCGCCCTCGATCTGCTCGCGGGTGACGTCGTTGGAGGCCGCGGCGTCACCGATCTGCAGGTCCACCTCGGGGAAGAAATCCTCGAGAAGGTCGCCGCCGAACTCGCGCAGCTCGGTCAGCAGGGCCTCGTGATCCCAATGGGACAGCTCGGCCGTGCGGTTGTCGATCAGCCGGTACTGCTTGGCCTTCTCGTCGTCGAGGTCGGCCACCGAGACCTGCACCACGTCCCAGCCGAGCTGGCGGGCGGCGGCGTGCCGGGTGTGCCCGACGATGATCACTCCGTCCCGGTCGGTCACGATGGGCTGCTGCCAGCCGAACTCGGCGAGGCTCTTGGCCACCTTGTCCACGGCCTCGGAGCTGATCCGGCGAGGGTTGCGCCAGTAGGGGCGGATCGAGTCGATCGGCACCTCGGCAACGCGCGGGAGCTGGAGCTTCACGGCTCGATCCTTCCGGACATGACCATCTCGCGGGTCACGGTCTTCTCCCACTCGTGGAAGCACGAGGGGCAGGTGAACGCCACGTCGGGCGACTGGTCGGTGTTGACCTGCCCGGCGCCGGGCGCGAGGGGGCCGGGGTCGGCCAGGTCAGGCAGGTCGGGGATCACCTCGGGGAAGTAGGCCCGCATCAGATCCTGGTCCAGGTCGTCCAGCTCCTCGACGAGCTGGTCGAAGTCCCACCGGGTGTACTCGTGCAGGCGGTTGTCCAGCACCCGCAGCTCGCGCGCCTTCATCGGCGAGAGGCTGGCCGCCACCCGCACCTCGACCTCGGTCACCCCGAGCCGCCGGCAGGCCGCGTAGCGGGTGTGGCCCATGATGATCACGTTGGCCGTGTCCACGACGATCGGCTGCTGGTAGCCGAACTCGCTGATCGACTTGGCCACGGCGTTCACCGCCTCGTCGGTCACGACGCGCGGGTTGCGCCAGTAGGGCACGATGTCGTCGATCCGCATCGTGACCAGGCGGTCGGGCTCAGAAGTCATTGGGGACGATCTCCTCGGGGTGCTCTCGCTTGTAGGCGGCCTTGGCCTTGAGCTGGGCGGTGGTCAGCATGGGCCGGGCGAACTCGACGTCGCCGAACAGCTTGGAGTAGCCGGTGACGTGAGTGAGGCGGGCCAGCTCCTCCGGTTCCAGGCCCAGCTCGGCGCAGACTTCCTCGGGGGTACGGCCCTCCTTGAGCATCCCGAAGACCAGGGATCCCATGCCCGCCACCGAGTGCTTGCCGCGGGCGCGGTTATGGCGCACGGTGGAGGCCATCCGCTCGGCCAGGGTCTTTTCGAGGACCACGACCGGCAGCCGGCCGCCCGTGCGGCTGTTCAGGTCGCCGTACATCGCGAGGGCGGTGTAGCGGTGGAAGCCGTCGATGACGATGTACCGTCCCTCGCCGCCCGCTGCGCTGGCGTCCCAGATCACGACCACCGGCTGCGTGTAGCCGTCGGCCTCGATCGAGGTGTGCAGCAGCTTCATCTCGGCCGTGGCGACCGAGTTGGGGTTGTAGTCGTTGGCCTGGACCATGCTGTGGGGCACCCACTGGACCCGGCCGACGGGCATCGGGTGGTCGAACCCGATCAGGTCGTAGGCCTCGCGCACCAGCGCGTTGGCCCGCTCGAAGTCCTCATCCGAAGGCACGTGCCTTCCTCTCCCGCGAGATCCGCTCCCAGTGCTGGCGCTGAAGGGGCTCGCGCTGGCCCTGGATCCATTTGTCGATCGTGGCGCCGTAGACGTCGTTGTTGAGGACGGAGACGGTCACGGCCTCCATAATGTCCTCGCTGTGCATGAACCCGCCGCACTGGGCGAGCGCCCGCTCGCGCTGCTTGTGGAACTTGGCCCTATCGTCCGGGTCGGGGATCAGCTTGCCGATCAGGAAGAGGTTGTACTCCATCCACGAGTCGAACATGTAGGGCAGGGAGATCTTCATGGCCGACTGCTGCTGGCCGACATGCCCGTAGCTGTTGATCCCCGAGTAGCGCCGGGTGGCCGCGGCCCAGGTCTCGGGCTCCAGCTCCTGGAGATACCAGAGACTGCCCATCGACTCCTCGTGGTGGAAGCAGCTCACCCTCATGGACTGGGTTTTGACGCCGTAGCGGAACATCTTGTCGTAGAAGATGTTGTAGTCCCAGCTCTGCGTCTCGATGGCGTGCCAGACGTCCCGGTAGCTCCAGTCGTAGATCGGGTGCAGCAGGTAGTGCTTGCGGTCGGCGGGGCTGTCCGAGGCCCTGCTCTTGGGGTTGACGGGCGTGCCGCCCGAAGCCCACGTGACCCACTTGTACGAGGCGTGGCTGGTCATGAAGACCCG